ATCAAGAGCTTTTTCTTGTGACATTATGAATTCCTTAATTTTTAGTTAGACATCACCCCTTTATTTAGAGATATGAAAAAGGCTCCCAAAGGAGCCAGTTGATTAATGGTTCTTACTTGAAGAAATAATTGAATTTATCTAGAACAATCCCATTCACTTCGATCAAGAACTCAGTATGAAACTCATGGTTATATGAATCAGTTTCCCAGTACGCGACAAGCTCCCCAGAATCGTTCTCACGAATTCCATACTCAACTAAAGGGTGTGGGTGCCTAGTCGGAAGGGATGGCTTATACATCGTTACAGGTGCCATGATGTGAGGGGCTGGAATATGGTTGATGGAATACTCTCCCCCAACCATCACTCCCCTTTCTCTCAATATTACTTTTCTATACATTAGATATTCCTTATAACCACAATTGGAATCCAGTTGGAACGGCTTTGAGTGTCACGGGATAAGCCTTGTCGGACGCTAGAACCAAAGAATCACCGAGAAAACTACCTGAGACAATTTCATCACGATATTGCTTAGTTTCGTCTCGCCAGCCTTGTGTGAGTGCATCTCCAATTGTCACATTCTCAAGAATATGAACTGACTGGCTGATGGGCTCTTGTTCAAACCCAGCGCCCGTAAAATTCATTGCTGTTTCTACAATTTTAATTTGAAGTGCCATTTATTGAGTCCTTGTAATGTCTTGACGAATTACGAAATTACCAAATATTGGCGTGAATGACGCTTGGGCATCGGTCTTGCTCCATAGCTGGATATCATAGACACCAGAGGTTTTACTAACGTCTGGGCTATAAGGAGCAGCTAAAGATTCAGCCATGTTTTTTGATAGATTAAAATATCCCTGCCCCGCTTTAGCGTTTAATGTTACCCATGGCAATTCGAATGCAATTCCAAGATCGTTGGCTGCATATCGCGCCTGTAATTTCACTGTTAGATTAGTTAGATCGACAGGGGTTGTTACCCCTGTTACATCGTCTACATTTACGAATGTCATCTGAATTCTTTTCGAGTCTCCACGATAGATATCCAAATCCCATTTAATTTGCTTGTTAGCCATTTTAATTCCTTAATCGTTATTGAAGGGGGAGATATTACCCTCCCCGATTTGATTGGTCCTGTCTTACTAGATGAGAAATAAGCTCTGCACTCTCTATTAATTGAGCTTGGAGTTTTGGTAATGAATCTTCTGATACGTCACCTTGAATAGTGACAGGCATAGAAACGGATACCGCTCCAGAATTACTCTTGTTGGATTCAAGATATGCAGTTAGATCCTTGTTCGCCTCTGCTTGAACAACACGTTCCCCACCCTTAAGTATATAAGAACCGGTATTGCTAATTTCGCCAGCATATGGAGCTGAATCAGTCCCTGAATGGAACTGTCCCATAGTCACAGCTACAGCTCCCGCTATCTGAGCCCCTGTAGATGCGATAGTTGTTGCCTTGGCGATGTTCTTACTTGCTAGGGTTGGCAGTGATGGGTCTTTGTCTATGGCTGCCAGTGCATCAAAGCCAGCAAGAGTTACATTCGCGACGGTAGATGCCTTCTCCAAACTAAAGGCTGCACGTTGCATTTTGCTCCCTTTCTCAAGGTTCTGGGCCATTCCACTAAACAACTCACTCATGTTCCCTAGCTGAACTTGAATCAGCGCACGTTTTGCCGCCGTAGTATTCCTATCAATCTCTAGGGATTTTTCAGCATATGCTTCCTCTGATAACAGACCGAGTTCGTATTGTTCATCTAAGAACTGACGCTTCATCTCCCATTTGATAATGTCCCTTTGTTCCGCACTTTGAATATCTACGAGTTCGCGCTCGATTTCCTTATCACGATGTTCCTGACGTAATTCAGAAATCTTGTCTTGCTTCATCTGTTCGGTGATTACTTCACTTCCTGCTTGCTCATTAACAACTTCCATTTGGCGTTGTGCAGCAGTCACAGCGATTTCAAGTTCAAGGTCTGCTTTATCCTGAGCCAGAACAGCAAACCCCAATTTACCTTGAAGAATTGCTTGTTGCTCATTGAAAGCCTTGGTCTCTAACTCCTTCTCTCTCTTAAGCTGATTATCCTTAATCTCTACCAATTTTTCAGATAAGGTCTTGGCTGCTATTAGCTTTGCTTCGTCAAATTCAGATTGAGTTAGGCTTCCCTCAGCAAGATATTTCTTCAAATTTTCTAACTGTTGTTGATGGGCATAATTTGCTGCATCCTCTTCAGTCTTATTTAGTACACCTAGAGCTGTGAAACGCTTCTGAGCGGCTTCAAGAGCAAACTTAGACTGAGCCTCAGTGATGGTATTACGTTGCTCACCATTGGCTTTCAGGAGGTCTTGCTGTTGAGTTAAACTAGATTGAAGGGCTTTAGTAGTTTCATCACCAATTGAATTTTGAAGTTGGGTTTCTATCTTACCCATTTCGGACATTATCTGAATACGTTGCTTCTCGTTCTCTTCAAGTGCTTTATTAGCATCCTTAGAACTACCATAAGAAACGGCAGCAGCGTTACCAGTAGTCCCTGATGATTGGGCATTAATCTGTTCGGAGTTCTTAAAGTCGGTTGCCTTTACTACATCTTGTCTAAGTTTCTCCATACCTTGAGAAATCAATTCATCTCTACGCTTCTTAAATTCGTCAGCATTGAAAATAGGATTAAACTCAATACTCGCCTTAGCCGCAGAATCCATCCTAATCTGTTCTTGAATCTTGCTTGCATTGTCTATCAGGTCTTGGCTATTACCACTACTAACTTTCCCGCCAGATATATAATCACCAACAACTTGTTGAGACTTTGCACTTTCGCTCATGTCATACAAGGAATCAGAAATTTTCTTAGTCATAGTGTCAGCAAGACGGATTAGTGAAGAAAATGAGTTCACCATTGCCGCATTGAAGTTATTACTAAGGGTATTCATATTGCTCTGAATGCGGTCTATATCTGTTATGGTTGATTGAGCAAGAGAAGCCCGCTTGGTCGCATATCCATCTAGCATGTCTGAAAGCTGTTGTTCATTCATTCTTAGAACACCAGATAGTTTACTGGCATCAGAAGAAAGGCTTTCCATTACAAATGTCTGTTGTGCTGTACTTGCTCCAACCAAATCTAGTTCTTGTTGAATGCGCTTCAATGCTTCAATACCACCAAGACCTTTTAGATCCTCAATGGTCATTGCAGACTTACCTTTCAGAGTGTCCCATAGATCTTGAAGGGCGCCGCCCCCCGTGCTGATGTTGTCTCCGATTCGGTCAATAACATCACGGGAGATATCACCAAGCTTTTCCAGGTCGATACCGACACCAGTTGCAGCAAGACCTATCTCATTCACCTGTTGTGCTGTAAGACCAGACTGTTTAGCCAGTAATTCAAGCTGTTTCTGATTCTTCCCTACTTCAGCGCCCATCTGAGCGAGTTTGACACCTGCTCCATATGCAGCGCCGCCGATGATACCTAATGCACCAGCAACGGGCCCCAGCCGCGCTAGAAAGCCTGTAACGGCATTGCTGGGGAGATTGAATGCTGACGTAACTTCATTCCCCATATTCGTTGCGTCTTTACTTATAGTATTGAAGCTTTTATTCCCTTCTTGTTGAGCTTTCTTGATGTCATTCACGTATTTCTGTGTCTGGGCTGACATCACCACATTTACACCAGCCATTGCTTACCTCTCTTATATGATTATCTTAATTCTCCTTGTATTTAGGGGTGCAGAAACAAAAAAGGCTCCCGAAGGAGCCATGATATGTTGGAATAGATTACTTATTCTTTAGCAACTCAACCAATTCAGCGTGCTGTCTATCCTTCTTAAAATTAGGATGGTAGAAGATATAGAGCAATGAGCCGATAGGTGATGTGAGAATCCCAATAGTCATACAAGTTACAAAGTTAGTCCCTCTGTTGTTCTCTCCTGCTTGTGCAATCGCAAATGCAATGAAGATATACACGACCAGTAAGACAAAAAGGATCAGTTCTACAGGTATCATTTTTTAGTTTCCTTATGAGTGTTTTATATATACTAACAGATCCAAACGGAGATCTGTAGTTCTGTTTATTCCTCGTCAGCCTTCTTAGGTGTGATATCTCTCTTGATCTCCATAAGTCTATGAATTAGATAGGAATCCTTCTTATCACCCTTCTGTAACTCGTCCTGTATGGTTTCATCAATATGACCTATTAGATCAAAGATGGCGTACTCGGTTCTAGCAACAGCAGACAACCGGCGAGCCTTGATTATCAGTTCGTGTTCGAGGTATTCAGGCAACTTCCTCTCAAGCCATGGAACAAGGTCTGTCATGTTCTTAATATTAGATTTCTTAGTCACGTTCTGATTGCGCAGAAGGGCTATCATGTAACCTAGTAAAGTGTGGTCAGCTTCCTTTGTGAATGGTGCTATAGCGTTGAATGCCCTATATTCATTGATTGTTTCATAAGGCCATTCTTTTATCTCATGAATAGGTACACCAAGAGCTATGGATAGTTCAAACATGAATCTCAAGGTGTCATCGACAATCAACGCTCGGGCTTTCCCGCAATTTCATCTTTTATGCTTTTGTTCAGACCACTATCGTTAACAATATGGGTACTCATAAGACTGATTACATGATATTCGAATGCATCACCAATGACAGATAGATCAACGTTAGGATCGAATACTGGATCACCATTAATCTCCATAAGGCAGTGGCGAATGATTAGCAAGGTACGGATCACCTCATCAAATTGATTACATACTTCATAAACGAGATTGTATGACATTGGTTTGTAGAAGAACTCTAGAGTTTCATCCTCAACTTTTATTGTTCCTTTCTTTGGTTTCAGACCAAAACGGTCAAGCATTTTCATTTTAAATCCCCTAATTGGTAGTTGTTATATAATTTATTTAGGGAACAAAAAAGCCACCCAAGTAGGATGGCTTTTTATTAAGCACCAGTAACGTCAGATTCAACAGGCTCACCATCAACGGTGATCTGATATGACACTGTACGCTGGGTATCAAACTCTGAGCTAATAGACTTAGAACCAATGAAGGCACTAAATTTAACTTGATAACCACCAGTCTTTTTTGGGCCATCATGATAGATAATAGTGAATTCATGTTTAGCTTGATCATCAGCAGCAGCTTTAAGCGCCTTATATGAAGGACTACCAGGAATGAACGTACACACCAGTTCATAAGCATCGACAGAACTGGAACCTGTCATCTTACGACTAAAGCGTTTGTTGAAGTTGAAGAACTCGATGATATTGGTATTGATACCACCACCAGAGGTTTGTTCGATATCTGTAATCTCTACAGTATCCATTTTGACCGTCATATAGTTAGCAACGGTTGCATCGGTTAGAGCCATTTTAATTTTCCTTTTGTTAAGTTAAGTCGGTGACATGAGTGACACCTATTTGAAATTCGCGGACAAACTGTCCCTGATTCGCTTTAAAATCATCAAACGAACGAACAGCGACACCCATCACGATTTCGTCTTGATACTTCAAGATACTTTTATTTAGGGCCTTCCAGATTTCGACAAGCTTCGGATATTCACTAGAACTAATAGAACAGGCGAAGAGACTCTCATCAATCTGCTTGTCCATTGAATAATACTTCGTAGTAGTCTTATTCCCGATTCTCATATAAGTGATAAAACTTTCAGATTCACCTATATTGTCAGGAGCTTGGAATGGAAACGTTTTTAATCCGGAAGGAGCCAGCATTGCATGGACTGATTTTTCTACCATTATTTTTTCCTATTGTTTCGTTTGTCTTGTTTCTTAATCTCTTTTTCAACTTCATCAAGAAGACGTTTACCAAAATCTTCAGCTATCTTATTTTCGTTTTGGAATCTCACTTTTTCGACAAAATGAAGCCCTTGGGTCACGCCTATATAGCGATGACTTTCTTCTGTAGGTTTACCGAAGGAGTGGAACTTAGAATCACCACGGACACGCGCTAGAGGGTTATTTCTGCCATAGTTAAGGATGGTTGCCATTCCATATGCACTCTCTTCTCCATACTCTCCCCGCTTGGTCTTAAAGGTTACTTCTGAATAAAGTTCATTGAACTTGTCAGATTTGATGAACCCTTGCTTTGAACCATTCTTTTCAGCCTTGCCTGTATTCACCTTCGTCTTGATAACCACATCTGAATCTTTAATAGAGTCTGGTTTCGCCGATATCATGTCTTGTTTAACTTCTTCCATGACTGGTTTGACTGCATTCCTTAAAGTTCTTGCCCGAAATTTGGGGTCAATAAGTGAATCTAATAACTTATTAAGATCGTCTAATCCTTCTAGTTTTGTCTTAGCCACGGTCTTGCTCCAAATAAAGAGTGATGTACTTGTTGAGGTTGTTCCAATTGTCCATGGTTATGATCTTGTAGAACTTGCCTTGCCAAGCGACTCGATAAGAGTCTCTGCTATTCATAACATCCATGATTTTGGAGATATAACGAGTTTTCAAGACCACTCTGAATGCCCATTTAGAATCGTATTTGCTATCTGAATCTACTTGGTTGTCATACGTCATTTGGGCTTTTAGCTTAATGAATACTTTATCTTGGTATTTTGGACTGCCATAATCATCTTGTGTCATTTCTCGATTAAGGATATCTACCGAATGCCTCATTGATCCTATACGCATTAGTAGACACCCCCAGCCGGTAAACTATAAAGGTCAAGAATGCGAGATGCCGAGTTAGGGATTTCCGCAACGGATGCACCAACAATACTACTTTCTCTATACTCGTATTCGGTCGCCACGATTTTAAGAATCGCTAATTTGATAGCAGCAGGAAGAGGGATATCCTCTTTCACAAAATCAATAGAAATAGTTACTGGAAGTTGTACCAGTCTATCAATTTTAACTTTGTTAGTTACCTTGTCCCATGAGTAACCAGTTACCGGCTTATCAGATGAGTCTGTAATCGATTTAATGGCGATAGAACCAGTGATAGGTGTGTAGGGTATGCGGAACTCATGGGCGTTCGCATAGACCCATCCAGACTGCTTAGTGAGGGGTCGATTCATATAACGTTCTGCCATTCGTATTGCAGCTTCTCGGAGAATTGGAATTTCTTGGTCTGAATCAGGTAATCTCAGGAAATTCTGTATTTCATCATCTGATATAAGGGTTTCTAGATTTGTCGATTCATAACCATCTATTTTGTATTCAACTTGTTTCATTTATATCTCCTGTAGTATTTATATTATTTAGGGGCACAAAAAAGCCCCAGTTAAGGGGCTTAATTGACTATTCAGCTTGTTACTTTTCGTTTTCTGGTTGTCGTCTTTACGGTGATCTCGGGAGATGTAATATTCTCCCCACTCTCAACAACATTTAGAGAATCAGGAGAATCGATTACAAACATACGAGCTGACATAGGGGAGATATTACCCTCCCCTAAACCGGTGATCTCTCAAGCGGCAGCAGCTACCGGAAGAACCAGACCCGCGATAGCATCGTTAGTACCAGCGATGATTGAGGAGCGCATGGTAATGTCATAAACCATATTGCCAGGGATACGGTAGATGTTGCTTACAACGTCCAGAGTATTAGGCAGGTTCACAACTTTGATACCAGCATCGAAGTCACCAAACATTACCGGGTCGGTATCCTTCAGAGTTACATCGATAACCACATCAAAACCGAACATTTTCATGTTGAGCGGGTTTGTGGGATCCATTTGAAGCAGACCACGACCCATACCGTCCTTAACAGCATGAATGCGCTCATAAGCGTCTTGGCTCATACCCCAACGGGCATTACCGTGATAATCAGCAGGAACGGACAGAACCAACTTACGTAGGGCATCTTCAACCTTGGCGATATCTTCAAGTTGAGTGGTAGCGAAGATTTCCACATCACGTTCTTCAACCGGCTTGGCACCCTCTACAAGGTCAAAACGCTTGGTCAGTCCTTTAGGCTTCTTAACACCATCACCGGACAGCAGAGCCAGCGCAGATTGTGCAGCGATACGCTTCAGTGCATCGTTTTGCAGCCAGCTATAAGCGTCAAAGAAGCTGTCAGCCGCTACGTTTTTATCAACCATCGGGGAGCTGGTCAGAGTACCAGATGTGGCTTTAACATCGACCAGAACAGGAACGGTAGAGGAATATTCGCCTTCCCATGAAGCAACGGTGCCACCCTTAGCAATTTTCTTGCTGTAGTCACGACCACCGGCAGTTTCTTGACCGAAATGAGCTACCAGTGCGGATTGCTTCATTACACGCTCGGTAATGAACTTAGCAACTTCTGCAACGATGGTATCGCCACCGGCACCGAAAGCAGTACCAGCAGCAGATTTAACTTTCAGCTTACCGTCTTTGATAATTTCACCAGAGTGAGACTTCATAGCGGTCTTGAAGGATTTACGAGCGGCTTTAACTTCCTCCTCGTCTTCGTCTTCACTACCTTCAGCTTTCCGGCGTTTCATTTCTTCAACTTCGTCTTCAAGCGCCTTGGCTTTAATTTCTTGCTCTTCCAATGCAGCAACGATAGTTTCATTTTGTTCTACCAGTGCAGTGATTTGATCGAGTGCATCTACCAGAGCTTGTTCATCGATTACTTCAACTTCTTCTTTTACAGACTTACGGGATTTCAGTTTTGCCAATGCAGACATTTTATATTTCCTTTTATTATTAAAAATAGGATAGAGAGGAAAGAACCATTTCTTCCCAATCTCTAAAGTTATTTAGGGTGCTAAAATTAGCGGTTTATGATTTGCTTGAGGCGCTTGGAGAATGCGGAGATATCTGACTTGGAGAAAATAGATTCTTCTTCAACTTCTTCTTTAACTACTTCAACCGGTTCTTCTTGGTTCTTCTTCTTGTATCGGGATTTGATATCAATCAGAAGGCTTGCTTCATTACATGGGAAGGTCACTACAGATACTTCAACCACATGAACAGCGATGAGATAATTAACACCATCACGGTCTTCTTCTTCCAAGGTTTCGTACTGAATACTGAAGCTATCCAAATCACCAGCTATCAAATTCTGATAAATTCGTTGACCCAATTCAGTTTCGAGGTTGATTTTCCCTTTAAGCAATAGACCGGTATCGTCTGCTTCCATCGAAATCCATTTACCCACAACCTGATTATCTTCATGGTTGAATAGGTAGCGCGGCATAGTTCCATGTTCTTTGTGATATTCGATACTTAAATCAAAACATCCAGGGACTGTTATATCTCCTGCATGGTCCAGATAATTGTAAATATTCCCATAACAGGTAAATTCACCAGTTTCAGAAATGGCGAATTGGCTTAGGTCAATCCGATTACCTACGCTTTTAATCTTACGTTTTTCACTCATTTGTTATTTCTCTCTGTTGTTCCTCTTGTTGACCAAAGGAGTTATTGTTGGATTGGATTACAAACCGTTCTTCAAGTCCCTCTGATTCCATATCAGCGGTTGCCCGTGTTTCAATATTAGAAACCAGACCAAGCTTGAACATTTCCATTCCAAGCCTTACGCGAGTTTCATAGTTGGAATTCAGGAAATCTTTCTCTTGATAGTCGATGATGTATTCATAATTCAGTTTGTTATGAATAGCGTCTTCGATTGCCTTGATGATTGGATTGATAGTGATAGACAGAAAGCCTTGGCGGATCTCATTCATATCTTTAAATGAGCTATCACCAGTTCCGCCCAGTAATTGCAGAGGGACACCCATCAGCATTGCTATTTGTTCAACGCTAAGTTCCATGCTTTCGGCAAGCTGGGTATCTTTCATCGAGAATGGATTTGGAGTGAACGTAGCACCCTTATCCAATATGACAATATCCCCTGTTGAGTCATCATTAGCCAATGAGTTAAGGCGAGCATCTAGGCGGTTATAGGTTTCGTCTTTCAGCTTATCTTCATATTGAATGAAGCCAGCGTTTTTAGGGCCTCGCTTATGATTGTTCGATGCGGATTGAATACCGTTCAAACTTAAATCGAATATGTCAGAAGAGTTCTGAAGGATATTAACCACTCGTTCATCAAGAGCAACGCCAGTTAGACGTACCATTTCATCAGAGATAATCTGATTGTTCTGGTTGTCGATACCACCATAAGTCCATTTACCTTTTCCATCTTTGGTTCGAGTGACATTCTTGGTAGGGATACATTCAATCGAGCGGAGAATTCCACCTTTGCCTTTCTTAGCACCCATTGTTTTAATTTGAAGATAGGCTTCACTGTGACAAACCAAGTTAGCCGCTACTTTAGAGCTAAGTTGACTAATGGTTTCATCATCATTTGGTTTGCGTACTAGGACCGCTACACTCTCAGGAAGATTTTCTGAATACTCGTTATATTTCTTTCCAGCAAATTTACATTCGATTGGAAGTGAACTAACGGTGTTACAGATTATCTTTAAGCAAGCAAGGGCAGTTGGCTCTTGCAAGTAGTTTGGTTTGTGATCACCAAAGCTAGGAATATTGAACGGTCCCGATGTTCCGACATACGGCGATGAATCAGCACTCTTTTTATTAAAGTGCTGACTCAAGTTTTTATTTAACATTTAGGGAGTCTCCATAGTAGAATATTTATTCTCTATGGTATTTAGGGCACCTTAAAAATTAACGTATTGTCGGAGTGCTATCGACTATAGGAACGAGGCTAAACGCGATCATGGTTGCAATAAGCGGGTCGATTTTTAGAGCGTTATTAGTGGTTGGTTTATGAACCCACATATCCCCCTTCAATCCCTCTTTAACCCGTCCATTTTGCAGCGCCCAAGCTAACAGGACGTCATCCTTGTGGAACTTGAACCCACCTATAAAGGTAGAACGTAGAAGACGACTAGCGGCGTTTGAGAGATCATAGCCTTGAGAGACAGCAATCAACTCATCCGAATATTGGTCATAGTGCTTTTTGCCAAAGTCGATGCCGCCAGCAGCTGGGTCAATACCGCATTTGTCCAGGTCAAAATGACGACTCAGAGATTCAATATAATTATGAATATTATCCAAATTTGTATGATTCCCTTCTGTCAATTCTAAGTGTCCAGTGCTAACCGCCTTAGCGTATATCGCCTTGACACTATCCACGGTCTTATCGAAGGTAGCTCTTGGCAAGAAACTCTTAGTGAAAGCGTGGAACTCTCCATCTTGCGGGATCAGAGTGGATACCGTGCAGAGATCATTAGTTTGTGCCAGATCGATTCCCAGGAATGCTTCTGTTCCTTCTTCATAATCTTCAAGAGTCTTGGTGAAACCAATAGGACACTTCTCTATGAGCGCGGAATCAATGAATCCATTCTCGTTGTATGCGTGCCAACGGTTAAGGCGTTTAGTCTCGAAAGCAGCCATAGCAGATGGTGACATTTGAGCGCCTAGATAATCTGTCTTTAGAAGAGTTGGAACGACCGCATGACCATATGAAGGGCTCGCTTGTTCCCATGCAATTGGATCATCTGCATTTCTGTTTTCATCAGCTTCAAAAATATGGACAAAATACCGGTCGTTCTTCTTGATACCATCCATTAACTCACAGCAGTAATCATAAGTTTGACGACAATATGAGAATACGTCTGTACCGGCTGTGGTTATCATGTAGAGCATTGGTTCGGCAGTTCCTGAGCCCTGACTCGATTCGATTACATCATGGACTGTTGAATCTGGATGAGAATGGATCTCATCTAAAATTCCACATAGGATCCTCTTACCATCCAGGTTTTTTGCTACTGAGGATGTAGCCATGATGCGACCCTTGGTAGGCTTGTACTCTATGTGACGAGCCATCACCTTAAACCGCTTCTTAATGCTCTTAGAGCCCGTTTGTATCTGGTGCTTGATATCCTCAAAGACGATACTCGCCTGTTCTCTGGTAGCGGCTGATGATGTACAGAGGGGTGAACCATCATCATTCAGGAACAACATACAGATCGTTATGATTGCCGCCATTTGACTCTTGCCGTTACCCCTCGCCAGAAAGCTGAATGCTTTTTTATATTTCCTCAATCCATGGAGTTCTGGATCCTCGTGCTTATCGTTATACTTGAGCGCAAACAGATTCATGAAATGCCAGATCTGCCACGGGAGAAGATATATAGGAGAGCCGGATATAGGGCCGATACGGTGCTTTAGAGAGTTGGCAACCATGATAACAACTTCAAGGTCATCATAATCAATGTATAAATCTGGTCGCTTTAGGTCCTCTATAAATCTCTCTACTGCTTGTCTTTCACGTTTGCTCGAATGACGAATACCAGTTAGAACTTGGTGAACATATACAAAAGCAGATTGCCAACCTTGAAAATAAGGACTGTTGATCGGGGTGCCTCTATAGTCCTTCAAATTAGGTTCATTCTCTATAAAGTTGAATTGTTCCACCCCCTTTGATTCGTCATACTTAAACATTACTTCTTGCCTCGTTTCTTCATTAGGTTTGATAGTGGGTCATCTTCTTCATCCTCTTTTTCATCAGGTGCTGATATATCGTTCTTTGCCTTAGCGGATAAACCGAGAATGTCGGCGTATTTAGCTATCTGAATGGTTGTCTGGTTGAATACCTTACATTGTGGATTCTCTTTATGGACTTCTCCATGTTGAGTTACAGATACAATTACAACGCCATCATCTACCATACTCATCATTGCGCGTTGGTTTAAGAACACCTGATTTGAGTAGGTAGCTATGATAGGCAATTCAGAGTCGTTAACTTGGCGATGTTTCTTAAGAACGTTTAATACCTTTTTATATATAGGTACTACATCTGGATGGAGACTAAAGAGCATGACAGGAACGTTAGTTGTTTTCCTTGCTGCCATGTTTGACCTCTCTTAGGATATCGACAAGAAGCACCTGATCCTCTACCGGACGACCGGTAATATCGATAACGTTGATTGATGATTCATCTATGATGACTCGATAAATTTTCTCTTCCAGGACTACTACATGGTTAATAACCTTTGAGTATTCCAGATTGAATTTAACTGATTGCTTGCGCAATGCTTCGCGCTTTGATTTCCTTGATTGTTTCCAGCGTGTCACGGCGAGGCGCATTGACTTCCAACCAGAGGAAAGTTTCCCTAGTGGGTTTATCATTTCTTAATCTCCTTTGTAATTCTGCGGTTTTCTTGTTGTGGCAACTATGGCAACAACAAATTAAATTGGATGGTTCGAGAGCGTAATCTTCACCAAATGGATAACGGATCTCCCAATAGTGATCAACTAAACTGCTTGTGTCGTTATGACAAACTTCACAAATAGGTTTCTCAGCTCGTAGATATTTAGACATACGAACCCATTTACCGGTCTTGTAAAACTTATTACTTTCGAAAACTCTTTTGATTTTCTGGGGCTTGTCAAATGAGTGGAGAGCGCAATACGTCTGGCCCTCCGTGATGTTGCTGCACCAAGAGTGTTTACATTTTCTCTTCATTTTAAATTCTCGGGATGGGCTCGAACTATAGTTTGAAAAAAACTATTTCAAAACTCCATTTGCGCACAAATGCCTTCGATGGGGGTCTCATTACCTTGATTTAATTGGATATTTACGCCCCCCTATCGATTTCTTTTCTAATTTGGTATCAGGGTATTGCTTAGAGAGCGTTACAGGAAGCTTATACACCGATTAGATTTTACTTCTTTTACCAAGCGTTGGATTAGATCACGATGTTGTTCCAACTGACGGGTAAACTGTTCGGTATAAGTTTCATCTTTATCCTTCAATACGAACTCGCCACGTTCCATCCAGATTTCTTTACCCATACGGGATGCTTCCTTAACGATATTCCAAGTTGTTATAGGTGATCCTTTCATCTCTTCAAGAGTTTTAACTAAAGAATTTATGAGCGGGTTCGATTCATCCCCACGTATGTACATAGAAATCACCTTCTTAGCTTTCTCAGCTTCTTTCTTCTCTGCTTCTGCTTGCTTGATAAAAGCCTTGGTAAGGAACATGGTAAGTTCACCTTCAATCAATACTTTCTGTTCATCTGTGAGATACTGGCAGCGGTCATACATGTAAGATTTTACTTCTTTAACTGCATTGATAAAGTTGTCTTGGGTATTCATTTTCTTTTCTCTCTATATGGTGGATTAGTTGTTTACTTTATCGACGAGGTTTAATAGATCGCCTAGCATATGTTCATAATCAAATTCGTCTATATATCCATCAAGGCGTTCTGTCATGAAGGTAATGTTTACGCAATATCCTTTCTTCTCACCAACAATTTGATAAGCTACATAATGTTGTTTCAAATTTGACATGAAATCACTTTCTTTTACCTCATATCCGGGTTCGATATCAAAATGCTTGGATACTTCGGAATGGAGCTTAGTGAACTTTTCATGTCTAAGGTCTTTGATAATAATATCTAAATGCACTTTTAGTCGTTCTTGGATACGCTCATATACTTCTTCACTATCATCGTAATCAATAGTAATTACACTTGATGTTGGAGTACCAAGGAATTCAGTTAGTTCTTTATTGGTATTAGTCATTTTTCTTTTCTCTCTCTATGGTGGTTGATTAGGTAAAGGACTTATTCCCTTACCCTCTTATTTACCAGTGTCCGATTTTTCTTAGTTGCTCGGTCATCTGCTTCTTATGTTCTGCTATGATGGCAGCGACTATGCTCTTACTTAGAATTATCTCTTCTACTTCATCACTCAGTTTTTCTAGTGGGTCATCATCTACAATTGTTATCTGATAGTTCATTAGATATATCCATGCTTGCTTAATACTTCATATACGACCTTCTGGCGCATTGCTTCTGGGATATGGCTCATGGTCAATATTTCTTCTAAGAGTTCCTTGTAGTTCTCTACACGCTTCTTATCGAGGTAGTTATCTAGTTGCTCTAGGCGGTCGATGAATTTAGACATTTTGATTTCCTTAATGTGGTGGATTAGAGGGATAAAGTTTTCTCTATCCCTTCTATATCTATTTAGGTTCAATTTTTCTTACGATTACCAATAGCCTTAATGACTTCGATAATCAGGCTGAACCAGTTACCGGAGTTCCATGATGTTTTCACAGCGGGATCCCCATAATGGTTGCATACCCAAACGCACCGGCAATCAGAGCTAATGCAGGGTATTTTAGCCAAGGGTTAATAGGGCTATCCTTAATTTTCATAAAGACAGACCGCAATACTTGTCCTAGCGGCATTTTTCATTTTCCTTAGTCTTTCTTATGAGACAGAAATATTTCTATCTCTTCATCCTTATTTACCTGCTTGGATAATGAGCGGTTGAACCAGTTCTAAGCGTCTGTAGCACTCTCTCAGCTCGATTCTTTGTCTGGCGATACCATCGACTATCCTTCCCGTTCCCATACGCTAATCCCCATTCCTGGGCACGGATGGCAGCCCACATGTTTTTGAACTGACTTACTCCGGTTGCACCCATTTGGAATACCATATTTTCAATTGCAGATTTCCTTACCGGATCTAAACCCACATAGGAGTCATAGAACGAGCTGTGACGAATAGAACGATGAACATTAGCCAAGTCATAGCCGAACAGTAGGGAGCACTCAGAATCGCTTATGGTGCCTTTGGTGGAGCGTCCGAGTTCTGAATCGAGTAACTTGATTGCCATATCACGGGATATCTTCTGGCGCTTGATTAAGTGACCTATTCCGATTGTGGGATAACCCTCGGTGTCAAAATAGATAGTGAGTTCTTTACCCTCATCTATGGAGAGCTGTTTCTCTATGGAGAGATTCATTTCTTTTATTCCTTTCTAAATACATTCATGGCGTTGTTGCCGTATTTATTTAGAAGGAACATGAAATGTGGATTGGATTAGAAGATTTTGAACCTAAGAAAGAGAACGTAGGATTCATTTACTTGATAACTAATAAAGTTACTGGAATGAAATATATTGGATGTAAGCAATATTGGAGTCGGATCACAGACCCTCGGAAGACGAGCCCTACCTATGGCAAGAAGATAACGAAAGAATCGAAATGGCGAGAGTATCAGAGTAGCAATAAGGAAGTTCAGAGTTGGGCACAAGAGGATATTGAGAAGAAAATGATATGTCAGTGTTACTCAAAATTTGAATTGAGTTACCGAGAGGTGGAAGCGTTGATTAAGACTCAGGCTTTGCTAAGAGATGATTTCCTTAACTACATGTTGGGATCGAACACGATTGGGCGACCGTCTGAGTTTATGCTGATAAAGAAGCTACCCTAAATACATGTATAAGAGACGGTTACTAGACATTTCCTTTTCTTTTGGTCAAAAAGCCCCTTCCGTAATGGTTGGGGCTTTTTGTATTTTATCAAAATGAAAAAGTAAAAATGTCTAGGATTTACTCTTCCTCATCATCCATATCAGCATAAGACACAAAATCAAGAGTATCTTCTATGATAGACACGCGAACTGGATTATGGTTCTTATCCATAACATTTGTAAGTTTTATTGCATTACTACTTACAGATGTCTCAACTTCTACAATGTAACCATCTTCATGATTTTCAGAGCGTAACAAGTATGGTGATCTTTCACCATTTGAGAATACATCGCCGCCCTCTTCATGACCGAACGATTTACCATCTATGGTAATGATACCATTTTCAGTTTTAAGAACTAAATTACCAGTTAGTGATGTAAAGCTAAAATCAGGAAGAAACATATAAATCTCCATAAGATTAAGTAGGTATGGCATTCTATTGAATCCCATATGATTTGTCTATAAAAAGAACCTTCTGAATAATTAAGAGCGAGAGTTAATTTTAAAAATAGGCATATTGTAAGAGTGAAGCCAATCAATTCTAGTGGGTTGCAGCCCATTGACCTAGTTATCGGTGGTACGAGTTAGGAAATGAAAACCTCTTCATCACTCATATGTATTTAGGAAGGTTAAGAAACCGCCGTATAAGTTGATTATACCATGATGCGGAATTGGCTATGAACAGATATCTAAAGATTAAAAATGACGTTTTGGAATGTTTTTGATATCTAAAAAATGACGTTATGAGTCGAAAATCTCTTTATAATCAATAGGATATTACCAATAAAACATAGTAACAATAAAAGAATACACGCCCGCTTCGCTCCCCGCGATAATCTGAATATCATCTAAGAAAATTTTAAAAGAAGAAACGGAGCGTAAGCGACCGCCGTCAGGCGCTTGATCAATCATTCAGATTTTCTAATTATAAAGTTCTATAAAATACTATATAGAAACTTTACACTTAGAATAGGATTTGTAGATTAATAGCAATTCAAGAAATCGATTAGAATAGTTTTTACAAGACGGGCTATCGCCCTGTTCGCTTCGCTCACTCTTTCTTATTTCAAGATGAATTTTATAACTCACTTTAAAGTCTCTACAAAGCTCTATAATCAATTCTAAGGGTTTCAGGCTATCATGGTATTAAATCCTTCAAGGAATCTCTTAGAACTTCATACAGGAATGATTTTAAGGGTTTCAATACACTGAATGATCTGAACAGGAAAAGATTGGCTATCGCCGTTTCAATTCTACTTTGATTCTAGGCATTAGGGTTTTCAGATAAAAGTATTCAGATCACCTAATTTCAGGTTACACTAAATATAGTAGTAAGGAACTTGATTTGTTTTGAAGGTTCGAACCAGTTTCGATTAAGATATTCGTATCCCCGCTTTTCATCACTCCGCAATAATCTATCAAAAACACTCTATAAATTCATCATACAATCTATTAAAAATAACCATCTATTATTGAAATCCCTTCGAGCCTCCCGTTTTATACACTTTCAAAATTGAGCCCAGATCTGATGCGGGTTTGCGGGCTACACGCCCTCCCATAATATTAGTTAATGTTTTGGGTCTTTTACCATGAGTTTACTATTACTTATACGGTTTCCGTATTCTTTTCATATCCAAATCAATAAATGACGTTTTTATCCTTCATTTTAACGTGCCTAAATAAAGGTACATCAACGGGATTGCAGTCCCCCTCTCTAATAGGAAATACAAAATGCAAATTTACATGAACACCAATTTCACCTCCGACAAGCAATGGGATATCACTTCCGTTAAGTTGAAGGATGGTAAAACCAATACTACCACTTTATTGGTATCAAACATCAAGGCTGTTAATAAAATGCTGAATGGCTACGGTCTTCAAGCTGCTACAACAGAAGGTAAAGCTTTCAAACGCGCTATCAAGAACGTGTGTGAGTTCAGTTTCATCAATGCTGATCAATCTGTATATGCTGATTACAATGAATCCAAAAAGCATTTAACCCTTATTCAAATTCGTTACTCTGCAATCAATAATGAAATCCTGCACGATGTAGCAACCATTACTAAAGACTCTCGGGGCGTTGTTGTAATGACCTCTAACGATTCCCAATTCCGTAATATATCCTGTGAGAAAAAATCTATGACTATCGATACTCAATTCAAAAAACTTGAACTCCGTGGCACTGGTTCCCTGAAACGTGCTGATACCGCTAAATTTAAAAATGCAGAAGATAAGTTTAAGCACCTGGAAGAGGTTGCAAACTACAACGCTGCTAAAACTGAGTTGATGATTAAAGAACTTAATGATCAACGTACATCCGATAAAGCCGCCCTTGATAAGCTGACCAATCTGATGGCTCAAGTTCAATCTGAAATCTCTAAGCGTAGTCGTTCTATCGCTGATACTGAACTAGATATCATGGTTGCCGGTGGTGAAATCATTCACCTTGATGATGTTATCTCTTCTATTCAATAAGGAACCCTGATGAAACTCAATCTAAAGCAAGCCCTGATTATCCTCGCTCTGTGTGTTCTTATAGGGTTCGTAATAATTCCACTCGTGTTCTGAGGTGGGCTCAGTTTTGAGCTGTCCTAAACAGGCAGATTTCGCCTGTTATAGCTTTAAAACTGGAAAAAGAGCATCGAATCTAAAGGAGTAAATTTCACTCCTTTAAACGTTAAAGGTGTAAAGTTAGCCAAGAATCTAAAGTAGGGAAATTCCCTACTTTAAAAATTAAAGGTAAACATGGCGGAACATACTTGACCAAGCGTCAAATCTTCATGTTTTTTACTACCCTAAATAATTATGTAGAGAGAAAGAAATGATTCTGACTCCTATCAGGGCACTCCCTGCCCACAAATTCATAATCTCGGTTATCTGAGTTGAATAGTTCCTAATCCGTTTGATTGTAGACCTTGAGGGGTTTTACTGATAACCGAGATTGACCTCAAGTGTTCTTGTGGAGCTTTCAAACAGATAACCAAATTATTCAACTCAGATAACTAGGATTTTTTAAAATGAAAACTAAAGTAAACGCAATCACCCTTTCCCTTTCCGATAAGTCTATCACCCTGACAACACATATGATCGCAGAACAAGAGCTGTATAAAGCTCAGGATTTGCTCATTGGTTCTGGGATGACTTCTAAAGAATCATCAAAAACTCTTGAGAACTGGAAAAACAGTCCAGACACCCGATCCCTAGATTTCAGGGATCGCTCAATTAAAGGAGGTAAGACACAGGGAACTTACCTGACCGAAAATGAAATCTACATGTTGGCTATGTATGTTGATACATCCTTCATGCTCGACGTTGTAGCAGCGTTTAAAGCTCTTGCTCATGGTGATATTGGAACTGCTCTTAACGTCTCGATGAACAGGGTTAAGATTCATAAGGTAATGCTTCAACCTCGCCCAACCCTAACCCTGAAAAGTATGTTTATTGAATCGGGAATGAAGATTGACGAATTCGTTAATCATATTCTTAAGAATAGTATGTGGAACAATAAGGCGGACGTTGATAACCGTAAAAGGCTGGCAAACTCTCTTCTTAAACTGGTTGAAGGAATAAACGTAAGTGGTAAGAATGTGGCGGACCATGCTATCCGTGTATTGAATGCAGAAAAAGAGATTCACAAATATCGAGCTAAGAAGTTTTCCCAAGCGGCTAACATGAAAAAGACTCTTGCAATTAAGGCGAACCGGAAACTTTCACGTAAAGCCGAAGCCCTGGAAATCTTGATTGAAGAAACCGAGCTTGAACTTGAAGATGTGCGTAACCGTGCCAAGAAGATTGGTTCTATCGCCATTACAGACCGGAAACAGAAGAATGAGCTTGAAGGTAAGATCATCGAGCTTGAAGAAAAACT